TTTTGTAATTCTTTACCTGCTGCATTGGCTTTAGCTAAAGCCTCAGCATTTTGAGTAATGAATTCTGTCAATTTCATGCGGGCTTCCATTACAGCATTTCCAAAATCAACCCATCCCTTTGGACCAATAATTCGCTGCATATCGGCTGATACGGCTGCCATTGGCCCCTCAAGTTGAGCTTTTAAAGCCTCCATGTCAATTTTTACTTTCAAATCCATTGCAGGAAGATCTTGTAATTGAGCTACAATCTCATTATGAATTTTGCTAAGGCCCAAGAAATCTTTTGCTTGTGGTGATTGTTGAGCAATTACTTCTTGTAAACCTTGCCATGCTTTCTGGACCTCTTCGGCCCCCTTCTTCATATCTTCGACTGTTTTAGCCGCTGAAATTTTCTTTAGACCTTCTTCATAGGCTTTAAACAATGCCGTTGTAGTTGTAAGAAGTTCCTGGGCTTTTCCAATTTGACCTTCACGACTACCCTTTTCAGCGTCGAGTAGTTTAAGTGTTTTTTCTTCCATTGATACACGATCCTTATCAATCTGGATAGATTTTTGACGGATCATGTATGCCTGACGGTCATTATCAGTACCCGCTGCGGACTTATCGTAATATGATTGCGCCCGTGCTAGCAATTCTTCAACAACTTTTAAATCTTCGGGAGTTTTCGCCTTTGATAATTTCATCAGCGCCTCAGTGCGTAATTCATCCCCACGAGTTAATTGCTGTTGCCATTGTCGCTCTTGGGACCATCGAGAAAGATTATTATTGAATTCCTTATCAGCAATTGCTCCCTTTTTGCTTTCAATGCCAGCCTTGATGGCTTCAATTTTTTGCGCAGCCTCAGCTTCCGCACTAACAAGTTTTGATATGTAATTCTGTTCTAAATTTAGAATTGAATCAAATCGTTGTTTTACAGTAGCAATAATTGCAGCCTGCGAGCGTTTTACTGAATCAACTTCCGTCTGTAATAATTGATTTATTTTTGACAGTGCTGTAATGGCTTCTTTTAATCTAGCTTTATATCCTTCGGTAACAGCATTGGTTTGTTTTTGAATTTCTTTATTAGTGACTTCCGTGGCATCTTTTGTACGTTTTTCAAGATCATTGAAATACTCTTTCATTTTATCGGCACTTCGATCCATGAAAGATGAAATAGCTAAACCAATACCAGCACCAATGGCAAAGGCAGCCAATAATGGATGGGCTACCGTCATAGCTGCAATCCATTTAAAAGTTGCTACAGTAGCAACGCCCATTGCACCAGCGTATGCTCGTAATGCGATTACAAGACCAGTAATTCCTGCCGCCAGAATAAGAACCTGTGCTGAACCACTAGATGCCCAATCTATTAAGGCAATTTTAAACCGATTAAACGTAGTAAATGTGCCAGTCATTTTCTCGCCAAGTTGTGTCCAAGCATTAGCTAAATCAACAACAGACTTCTTATACTGACCACCGGCTGTATCTAATACCATCCGACTCGCTGCGTCAGCAGTTTCTTCGGTAGCATTTCTCAGCCGTTCAATAGCCGCCTCAGCAGCATCAGCATTGGGGCCTAACAAGCCCATTTCTGCACGAATGGCCCTGACGTTTTGCGTAAATTTTGCCATTTCATTGGATGTGCCACCAGTTAAATCTTCTAACTGTCGCAAGACACCCATGAGTCCGCCAAATTTAGCAATGGCTTGCTCAGCGTTTTCAACGCCCCATTTTTCTTGCATCACAGCTTTTAAGTCTTTTGTTGGCTTGATTAAAGCTGTCATAACTGCGTTTAATTGGGTGATAGCTGTATTTGCTTTCGTACCCTGTTGTGTCATAATGGCGACGGCACCCATTGCCTCCTCGACACTAATACCCATTTGTCGAGCAGTAGGGCCAACACGTCCTAAAATATCCGCCAAATCAGATGCTTCCATTCGACCAATCTTAATGGCCTCAAAAAACATCCCAGACAAATGTCCCGCTTCCTGAACATTAAGATTCCACCCTTTAATGGCGGCAGTCAACAAGTTTACTGAATCATTTAATGGCGCCACGTTGGCGGCAGATAATTTAGCAGCCTGTTGAAACACATACATAGAATCAGCCGCCCCGCCGACTTGGTTCTGTAATGTTTGATAGAAAGCTAGAGTTGTCTCACCTAATGGACGGGCAAATTCTGAGGATGTTGCAATTAAGGCTTCTCGTATCCTTCCTAATGATAGACTTGTATCATCCATAATCGCCTCAGTCTGACCAAGGCGTAGAGAAAAGTCCGCTGCTGATTGTACACCTTCTTGTAGCCCCTGTGACAATTCATTAAGCATCGAAATAATTGCACGAAAGGCAATAATACGCCCTAATTGTGCAAAGAAACCAGTAATTTTGGTTGTGGATGTTTGTGCAACATTCGCAACTGAATTAAAGGTGTTTTTCAATTCATCAACTTTACCCTTTAAGCCGTTTATCGCTGGACTACTACCTGAGAGCGTTCCAGCAAAGGCTTGAATAACCTGATCCCTTGATAAATTATTCTGAGCAACATAATCTGCCAACGATGCTTTCATACTGGCAAATTGTTGTTTGAAGGCGGCAGGAGCCGTACTAGATACACGCCCCCATGCCGACGTTAATTGATTGATTTGACTTAATGCCGCAGAGGTATCAAATGTAATTTGTGGCGGTTTAATATTACTAAAACCCGTCTCAATTTTCTGCGCCATTGCGTCAACTTTACCAGTCAAGTCTGCAAGTGCTTTATCTAGGCCACCGCCCGCCGTATTAAATAGTCGGATTGCATTAGCTGAGGAAGATAAGGATGTATTCAACCCCTCAAGAGCCGTCTTGAGAAGATCAATATTGGAGATTGCATCCCCAGTTTCAAATCCTAACCTTTGGACAATTTCTTCGGCCATTTTAAGCTACCTGACGTGGTATAAGTGTTAAGTATGACCAAGGTGATGGCATACGCACACCTTGTATGTATTCAAAAAAGGCTGCATTTGCTTTTTCTTGGAAAGCATACGGCCCTGGTTGTATCAGTCGTGCAAACAAATGCCCTTCTTCGGGGTTTGCATTGGCATTATTATATTCATTATAAATTAAATGCCATAAAGTTGTTGAGTATTCAGCAATAAACGCTCCACCCCATGTTGTCAATCGTCCTTGACTATGTGCATCACCATAAACTGGACCAGTCATTCCTGGCAAACCGCCACCACCACTGATGGAAAATGTCATACCGATTTTCTGGGCCAATTTTAAAAAGGTTCCATGTGATGCGCCCGACCATACAGGAATTACTGTTATAGCAGCTTGTATCCATATACTAACTGCTTCTTTTAATTTTTGCAGCATTTCTGTATTAAGCGCTTTTTTATAGGTGCCAGGATTTAATTTTATTAGTTGAAAGTTACAAGTCATTTTCATGGTCAGCGACTCCGAAAATTAGCTGGGGTGATTATTCGCCCCCAGCCAATTTTATAGCAAATTCACTTTCATCATGCTCTCGTGTTTGATTGTATGCGAGTAGTTTTGCTTGAGTCCAAACATCAATATCATCCCACTCCCACGGTTTTATTCCGAAGCGTTCGCAGGCTCGCCAGATAGCGAATTCGGCTGTTCGGAATTCTGGCCAGAGTATTGGTCTGGTGCCGGACGCTGACCGAGTAGAAAAACCTTTCGAGCCTCTTCTAACTTGGTTTCATCCAAGGCATTTGCCACCATGACCAGTTGAATAATACGATTGATTTCTACCGTAGCTAATCCTGCTTCACGGAAATCTTTGATATAATTCAACCATGTACGTGGGTCTTCAATCTTAACAGAATCCCATTCAATCTCACTGGGTTCTAATGATCGAATTACCATATAAGCGATTCTCTTGTCAGTATGCATGGATACTAACTGCCGATAACTAGGATCATCCTTGTTTGGCACCCAACCTTCTTTGGTTAGTTTTCCAGGCGGCTTTGGTTCAGGACAAATTGTTTCAAATTCATCTAGGTCCAAAACAGCTTTTGCACGAATCACAATTGGATTCTCGCCACGAGGTAGCACAAGGATTTCCTCATGCGGCCCTTCTACTGTTCGTCCACCAATCTTCATAATTTTCTCCCTCTATCTAAGTTTCGATGTTAAAGATGAGTCTGGATGCCGATGAGGCATCCAGACTCTATTACGCATCATTAGCTACTTCGTGTTACAGTTGCAGACGAAGCATTACACTTGCCCGTTACTGAAATCGTGGCATCCTTGAGGCTGAATTCTAACTTTTCATACCGGAAATCTGGTAGAACAGTCGTTTCTGTCTCGGCAGTTCCGCAAGGCGGATCATGTTCGATTTCAATATCAACAGCATACGGCTCGCACTGGTCAGACGAAGAACTGACCCACTCGGCCGCCCCATTTTGCTGCTTCAATGCATCAATTGGGGTAATTGCTTCACTGGTTCCTGTAGTAACGAATTCATATACGAATTCCAGACTTACATCTAGCGGTTTCTCGTCGCCTTCTCGAACAGTGTCAAGATCGCCACGATCAAGCATATAGTTGTATTCCTTGTTCTCCGTATATTTTAAGTTTCCTTCACCAATCTTAATGTCAATCTGACACGATTCAAAGGTGAGTACGTCTGCATTAGAAGGCGTGCCTGTAGCACCCCAAACAGGCGTAAAAGTCACATTGGTTGTTGGTCCAGCATTAGCAGGAGTTCGAGCAGTTACCGTATACGTTGTTACGTTATTAGCGGTATTTACTGTAAATCGCGCTCCCACTGGCACTAGATTTGAAACCGTTGTGTTTAGGTTTACTGTGGTGATGTCCACG